TAAACTCACTAATATTTTTTCAATCGCATTAAAAAAGTCATTATGTAACATTGCGAGTTTTACCAGTTGGGGGGGCACCTGTGAATGATAAGTATGCATTTGCATTAAATGGTCATGGCATTTATTTTTCGCCCCCGAAAGGTGCGGAAATAACAGCAGAAGAACTCAATGCAAAGCTTAATTCACTCTCATTTCCTGTGGTGTTTGTAGGCGAGTTAGCCACCCCCATCGAGCGGGATCTCACCCCCGAAGAGATTGCCGCCTACAAGGCCCTGCGGACATATGGCCCGACTACCGTGATTACCAATGACGCAGGAGCAGGAATGGAAGTGACGTATGTAGCGGATACCAAGGCTTACATCGACAAGAAATTTAAGGAATTAAATCAAGCTATCGTGAACACTCAAATTGCATTGTTATAGGAGGTATAAATGTACGATATTGTAAAAAATGTTATTATATCAGGTGGTTTTAGATTGTCTGATATGCAGACTAAAATTGATACTCTCTGGGTACAGGGAGATTTGACTGATGATGAAAGAAATGAGTTAATTGCTATTATGAAACAATATGTCAAACCGGAATCAGAAGCTCCAGAACAGATAGAATTGTACAAGCAGCTACTTGCAAAATATGAATCTCTGGATGAGCGTGTGACCAAGTTGGAAAATGGCGGTGTGACACCGGAACCACCTACAGGCGTAGAAATCCCTGTCTGGGAGCCTTGGGACGGCATCAGTAATCAGTACCAATATGGAGCTGTAGTTACAGTCGATCAGAAATATTACATTAGTGCACATCAGGGACAGAATACCTGGATGCCGGGTAGCATGGGAACGGAAGGACTATGGAAGGAGATCAGTAAAGAAGATGCGGAGGCTGTAATATCCGGCACGAAAACACCGGATCAGGTGGTTAAGGGAGAATAAGGTATGGAGATAAGAAAAGAGATTAAGCAGATAAACTGTTACGCAGGTCAAAACCGTCCTGCATGGATTGTAATCCATGAGACGGACAACTACAAGATGGGTGCAGGTGCCCTTAAACACTCCGAAGCCCATCGAAACGGCAACCTGTCCACGTCTGTCCACTGGTATGTGGACGATACGGTAGCAGTACAGACGTTGTATTACAGCGACGGTGCATACGCAGTCGGTAGACAATATGGTACGCCTCTGGTGCCGGGAGTAACCAACACCAACAGCATTAACATCGAGATCTGCGTCAACCCAGACTCTGATTACAATCAGGCCTGGGCAAACTGCATTGAGCTGGTAAGGCAGATTATGGCAGAGCTGGAGATACCTGCCGATCATGTAATCCGGCACTATGATGCAAAGCGCAAGCACTGTCCCCGTAAGATGCTGGATCAGCCGCAGTTATGGACAGGCTTCAAAGCAGCGTTGGCAGAACCAGATAAAAAAGCCGGCTGGCAGCAGGAAGATGGCGGCTGGCGGTATTACCTTGGCAATGGTCAGCCGGTTCGAAATGACTGGTACTGGCATGAGGGCAAGTGGTACTGGTTTGACGGCGCAGGCATGATGGTGTCCAATGTCTGGTACAAGTATAAAGACCACTGGTACTACCTGGGCGCTGACGGCGCCATGGTAACAGGCCAGCAGACCATCGACGGCAAGTGGTATATCATGGACGATCAGGGCCGGATGGTTGTGGAGCCGGTGACGCTTACTCCAGATCAGGATGGGGCGCTGAGATGGCCAGGGCTGGCGGAATAAGAAAAAATCTTTCAGGAAATACCTAACAGACAATATTATATAGGAAGATACCTCATAAAGTTAAATGATAGCTTAGTAGTCAAATAGTAGTCAACTTATTCAAAAGAAGTCATATTCCGTTTTTGATAAAAGAAAAAACCCTTGCAAACACAAGGGTTTTTCACAGCTACTGACGGGAATCGGACCCGTGACCTCCGCACTACCAATGCGACGCTCTACCGACTGAGCCACAGTAGCAACTTTCTTTTTCTGTCCCGTAAGAACTCTTGTCTCACGCGACTTCGATATAATATCATATGTTTTTGTATTTTGCAATACTTTTTTTAAAAAAATTAAAAAATTTTTTGTATCAGGATCATATAGCATAAAGTTCCTGTAAAAATGCTGATTAAAGTATTCTTTTTCCAAAGGTGTGCACCTGCTGTCACAGCGGATGCAATCAGCTCAGGAAGCCCATGGGGCCAGGTTAGGGGAGTGACGCCTTTTAAGCAGTAGACGATCAGAACCGCCATGATGGCCGGAGGAAGCACGGTTCCCAGATAGCGGATCAGTTCCGGAAGCTGCCGTTTCCCTCCAAAAAGAAGAAAAGGAAACCAGCGGGTTGCCTGGGTGCACAGAACACAGATTAAAAGGGTGATGATTATATAGGAAGTATTTTGCGAAGAATGTATCATGAGAAATCCTCCATATTTCTTTGTATGGTATGCCTGAATATAAGAAGCAGGGCTGATACGGCAATAAGGGCCGGCAGGATAAAGCCGGAGGGGCCGAAAAGAGCCAGACAGAGCATACCGCAGAAAAAACCTGTTTTAGCCGGCAGATGACAGCTTGTTTCCCGCCACTGGTTGACACAGATTACAATAAAGAGAGCAGTCATGGCAAAATCAATGCCTGTGGTGTCAAATGGAAGAAATTGTCCGATGAGGGCTCCTGCCACCGAACCGGCCACCCAGTAACAGTGATTAAAAAGGGAGATAAAAAGGGAAGAAAGCTTCCATTCACGGTCTGTAAAATCATCCGGCTTTTTGGCGGAGCACAGGATGGAATACGTTTCGTCTGTAAGGGAAAAGATCATATAGGGGCCGGCTGCTTTCATTTTACGAAAACGTTCAATAAAGGTCAGGCCATAAAATGCGTGTCGGCTGTTGATCAAAAGCGTCATGATGGCTGTTGCGGCAAAACTCAGCCCTTCTGTGAGAATCCCTATAAGGGCAAACTGCATGGAACCGGCATAGACAAAGAGACTGATGAGAAAGACCCAGCCGGCTCCAAGACCGGCCTTTTGGAGAAGGAGGCCAAAGGCAATTCCAAGAAAAATATATCCCAGAAAAACAGGGATTGTTTTTATCAGGGCAAATCCAGCTGCTTTTTTCATAGATGCTCCTTTCCGGATTGAAATAGTTCAATCACTTTTGCACGTTGATTTAGTATAGCAGACGAAAGAAAAAATTTCCAGTCTTAAGTGTCAGGGATTCTTATTTCTTAACGTTTCCCTCTTTTCTCCCTGAAAAAAATGTGATATGATTATTCAATACACGGGAATCATTTGGGTTCCATGATGGAAGAGAAATGTACGGAGGAGCAATCATGGCAGAAAAAGACATGGTATTGGAGACAGGGGAGAAAGAAACTGTTTCCAAGAATTTTATAGAACAGGAGATTGACAAAGATCTGGCAGAGGGCGTTTATGATAATGTCCATACCCGTTTTCCGCCGGAGCCAAACGGCTATCTTCATATCGGACACGCTAAGTCCATTCTTTTAAATTACGGACTGGCTCAGAAGTACGGCGGCACCTTTAATCTCCGTTTTGACGATACCAATCCTACAAAGGAAAAGGTAGAGTTTGTAGAATCCATCAAGGCGGATGTGAAGTGGCTGGGTGCTGATTTTGAGAACCGTCTGTTTTTTGCATCCGATTATTTTGAAAAGATGTATGAATGCGCTGTCTTCTTGATTAAGAAGGGAAAGGCCTTTGTATGCGATCTTTCCGCAGAGGAGATCAGAGAGTACCGCGGCGACTTTAACAATCCCGGTAAGGAAAGCCCCTACAGAAACCGTTCCGTTGAAGAAAACCTGCGCCTTTTTGAGGAGATGAAGGAAGGAAAGTACAAGGACGGTGAAAAGGTGCTCCGTGCCAAGATCGACATGGCTTCAGCCAATATCAACATGAGAGACCCGGTTATTTACCGTGTGGCTCATATGGAGCATCACAATACGGGAAATAAGTGGTGCATTTATCCCATGTATGACTTTGCCCATCCCATTGAGGACGCCATTGAGCATATTACCCATTCCATCTGTACACTGGAATTTGAGGATCACAGACCTCTTTACGACTGGGTCGTAAAGGAGTGCGAGTTTGAGAATCCGCCCCGCCAGATCGAGTTTGCCAAGCTGTACCTTACAAATGTAGTTACAGGTAAGCGTTATATCAAGAAGCTGGTTGAGGATCATATTGTGGACGGCTGGGATGATCCCCGTCTGGTATCCATTGCAGCGTTAAGAAGAAGAGGATACACACCGGAGTCTATCCGCCGTTTTGTGGAGCTGGTAGGCGTTTCCAAGGCAAACAGCTCGGTAGATTATGCGATGCTGGAATACTGCATCCGTGAGGACTTAAAGCTTAAAAAAGCCCGTATGATGGCTGTGCTTGACCCTGTAAAGCTGGTGATCGACAATTATCCTGAGGGTCAGATGGAAGAGCTGGATGTGCCGAACAATCTGGAAAATCCTGAGCTTGGCAGCCGTAAGGTTCCCTTTGGCCGTGAGCTTTATATTGAGAGAGAGGACTTTATGGAAGAGCCTCCGAAGAAATATTTCCGCATGTTCCCCGGAAATGAAGTCCGCCTGATGGGCGCTTATTTTGTAAAGTGCACCGGCTGTGAGAAGGATGCAGATGGAAATGTGACAGTGGTACATGGAACCTATGATCCTGAGACAAAGAGCGGTTCCGGTTTTGAGGGAAGAAAGGTAAAGGGAACCATCCACTGGGTAGCTGTTCCTACTGCAAAGAAGGTAGAGTGCCGTCTGTATGAAAATATTGTGGATGAGGAAAAGGGCAAGTTAAATGAAGACGGAAGCCTGAACTTAAATCCCAATTCACTGACCGTACTGCCGGACTGCTATGTAGAGCCTGCACTGGGAGAGGCAGAAAGCTATGACAGCTTCCAGTTCGTGCGCAATGGTTACTTCTGCGTGGACTGCAAGGACAGCACAAAGGAAAAGCCTGTATTTAACAGGATTGTTTCATTAAAGAGCTCCTTTAAGCTTCCCAAATAATGCAGCAGCTGTGTGAGAAACGATAAGATTTTATAAAAAGAATAAAATCGGCTTTGCCGGAAAAAGCAGGAGGAGGCTCTCTGGAAACAGGGGGCCTTTTTCTGTACGTCCCTGATGAAAGGAGAAAATGATGGAACTGATGGTGCCTATTGATAATCAGAGCAGACTTCCTCTGTATGAACAGATTTACCAATATATGAAGGAAGAGATACAGAGCGGGCGGATTCCTGCAGGAAGCAGGCTTCCTTCTACACGGATTCTGGCAGAAAATCTGAAGGTCAGCCGCAGTACCACTCAAATGGCTTATGAACAGCTTCTTTCTGAGGGGTATATCGAAGCGCTGCCCTGTAAAGGATACTTTGTATGCAGGATCGAAGAACTAGTTCGGGTGGAAAAAAACGCAGATGAGGAATTTGCGGAAAACAGGTCTGAAAAAGAAATGCCGTATGCTGTGGATTTTTCCACCAGAGGTATTGATCTGGACAGCTTTCCTTTTAATACCTGGCGCAGGTTAAGCCGCAATACGCTGGTGGACGATAATAAGGAAATGTTTGCCGTGGGGGATCCGCAGGGAGAATATGAGCTCAGAGCAGCGATCCGCGATTATCTTCACTCGGCCAGAGGGGTAAGCTGCCGTCCGGAGCAGATCCTGGTTGGAGCAGGAAGCGAGTATCTTCTCATGCTGCTGTCGCAGCTTTTGGGGAGAGAGACGGGAATTGCCCTGGAAAATCCAACCTATCGTCAGGCTTACCGGGTACTAAAGAGCCTGGGACATCTAGTTGTTCCCGTAAAAATGGACCGGTATGGCATGGATGTTTTGGATCTGGAACAGAGCAAAACTCAGGCTGCTTATGTAATGCCGTCCCATCAGTATCCCACAGGGATAGTCATGCCTGTAAAGCGCAGACAGGAGCTTTTAAGCTGGGCTTACAGAGGAGAAAACAGGTATGTGATCGAAGATGATTATGACAGTGAATTCCGCTATAAAGGACGTCCGATCCCCGCACTTCAGGGCATGGACCAGGGGGGGAGGGTCATTTATATGGGGACATTTTCACGTTCCATTGCCCCGGCGATCCGCGTGGGATTTATGGTGCTTCCTGGAGAGCTCCTTTCAAGGTATCGGAGCCAGGCCGGATTTTATGCCTGTACGGTTTCACGGATCGATCAGAAGGTGCTGTATCATTTTATTACAGGCGGGTATTATGAGCGCCATTTAAACCGGATGCGGGCCGTGTATAAGGGGAAGCATGATGTTCTGTTAAGCGGCCTTAAAGAACTGGAAGATATGTTTTGGATCAGGGGAGAATATGCGGGGATCCATGTGCTTCTCACACATAAAGGGCAGATGCCGGAAAAAGAGCTGATCGAACGGGCTGCCGGTGAGGGCGTACGGGTTTATGGCATGTCGGAAGCCGTGATAGGGGAAAATAAGGATCTGGTGCCGTCTACAGTGATTTTGGGATATGCCAATTTAAAGGAAAAGGAAATACAGGAGGGCTGTATGCGTCTGGCAAGAGCCTGGAAATGAGTACATGGACAGAGAGCCTGAGGAAAGCAGAGAAAGGAGCGCAAGATGAAGAGAAAGAGAAAGGAACGATACAGGTTATGGGCTGCTGTTGCAGTGCTGTATGCAGTGGTGCTGCCGGTAAGTGGACTGATGGGAATGACAGAGAATCGCCAAAATGCCCGGATGCAAAGCGAATCGGTCAGAGAGGTGGAGCCGGTAAATAAGCAGGGCGCAGTGAAAGAGAATGAAGAAAATCCGACCGGTTCGGAGACTGTTTTTGGAGAACTAAGCCTTACGGCAGAGCAGCTTGACGCGGCAGAGGCGGTTTTTTCTTCCCTTGAAAGCCTGGATCTGGAACAGGCGGCCCGGCTCATGGACAGAGAGCAGGACGTTCTGGCAGACCTGTTTTATGAGACAATGGGAGGAACACGGTATCTGTACACACCATCCGGCTTTACTGCTCAGATCGAGGGAGAAGGAATGGTATTTACCATGCCGGGAACGGTATTTTATGGTTATTTTAAAGATGGAAAGCCCAGGGGGGAATGTCTGGCTCTTCAGTTTATCAATGTAGACAGCCCCCGTTACAATTATTCCTATGGAATCTGGAGAAACGGCAGGATGACGGGCTATGGAAGCACAGGATACTGTTATTATGAAAATGTGCCTCAGGGAGAGATGGCTAAAACAGTAAAGCAGGGGAATTTTAAAAATGATTTATTAGAAGGGGAAATTTCCTATGAAACTACTGGTGCAGACGGAACGGTATCCCACTGGTATATGGCGGCATCAGAAGGGGCGACAGTGATCGATACCCGCTGGACCTGGATGGAGGAGGAGAAAGAGTATCAGCTTATGTCTGCCGATGCCCAGAGCCATGGCTACTTCATTAGCGAGGAACAGGCTGGTCAAGTGATGTGGATGAACCTGCTGGGGTGGGAAGTATAAGGGGAAAATAAAGGGACAAAGCCTGAAAATAGCTTTGTCCCGTATATAAACCTAAACCAGCGGCTCATCATCCTCAGTGAGAATGGTCCCCTCTTCATCTTCTGCAAGTTCCACTGAAACTACATCCTCTGTTTCATCATCATCTTCTTCCGAAGAACCCCCATCTTCGGTCTCAGAAGGCTGTTTTTCCGCATAGACTGGTTCGGCATCCAGACGTTCATAGTCATAGAGATCATCATCGTCTACATAATCGTCATCCAGGAAGCCGTCCTCCTCCATGTGTACCTCTTCGGGCTCATCCTCCTTTTCATGCTCCTCCTTCCATTCCTCTTTTTTTGACTTCATGGAATTCAGTGCTATATGTGCGGTGTCCACAGCGGCAGATACAGCCTCATGGGCCGTATCAGAGAACAGGCTTCCTGCGTCCCGGAGCACATTTTTTGTAGCCTGAGCCATATCCTTGGCAGCTACTTTAAATTCGTCCTTGCTGGAGGTAAGAGAAATATAATTGCGGTTTACTTTCGCTGATTCAAAGGTACTGTCTTCAGATCCATCTTTTTTTAATTCACTATCCTCATCTTCTTCAAATTCCCTGAAATCCTTTTCCAGCTCTTTGTGATAGGTCTTATACTGGAGTACATAGGAAACACCGGCTGCCACAGCTCCGGATACGGCGGCTAAAGCGACCAGTTTTCCCCAACCTTTTTTTGCCATATAAATTCCCCTTTCTTTGATAAGTTGTCTGATTATGACTGTTTGCTATTATTGTAATACGAATGGGAAAAAAAATAAACATGAAATCATAAAAAAAATATTAAATTACAGGAAAATCATCCAGAGAAAGAAAATTTTTATCGGAATAAAACGGTTCTGAATTTTAAAGGCGGGATGCCCTCCTGTTTTTTAAAAAAGCTGATAAAACTGGATTCTCCTCCAAAGCCGCATTGGCAGGCGATTTCGTGAACGGGAAGTTCGGTGGTTTTTAAAAGCTCTTTTGCTTTGGAAAGACGAAGAGACAGCAGGTATTCATAGGGCGGAACACCGGTCTGGCGTTTAAACTGTCTGGAAAATTGGGAAGGACTCAGGCTGACTGCCTTTGCCATATGTTCAACCGTTATTTTTTCGGAATAATGTGCCTTCATATAGCGGACCGCTGCAAAGGACAAACTGTTTTCTCCCTCAGAATCCATGGTTTCTTCAAACAGGCCTGTGATCAGTGTATATCCTGGAGGATAAGCGGCTGATGCTTATGGCTTCTCTGGCTTTTATAAGCTCAAAAAGCTCACAGATATGGGCAGGAATTACAGAAGCTGGGGAAATAATGCAGCCTCTTTTGATCATGAGCTCACGTCCCTGATATAAAAAAGAAAAGGTACCGCGGACGATGTAAGCGATTAAAATACTGTCAAAGGAGCTGCGGTCTACCCGGTATCCACTGGTACAGTAAAAATGGCCTGCGCTTAAAGGGTAAAAAAAGAGCCTGGGATTAAAAGCGCCGGAATAGAAAAAAAGCTCGGATGACTGTAAGATACCTTTTTGCATATTCCTCCTACTCTGCCATACAGCAGGATTTTGAAATTATTCGGCGGTATTTCAAAAGAAATTTCCGCTGCTTCATTGTATACTAAAACAGAACAGGGGTCAATCAATCAGCCTGTGAATCTTTAAGTCTATATAACAGAGGTGGCAGAGATGAAGTGTATTACAGAATTAAAGGATTGGGATTTTAAAATCCCGGAGCTTGGATTTGAAAAAAGAGTGACGCTTCCTTATACATGGAATGTGGAAAATGAGCGGCCGGTACAGCTTTACAGAGGACCGGCAGAATATATAACAGAAATTGAACTGGATGAAATGCCATGGGACAGGGCAGTGCTGTATTTTGGTTGTGTATTTCATACGGCCAGGGTATTTGTAAACGGAATACCGGCAGGAGGCCATACAGGCTCTGGATATACGCCCTTTGAGTTGGATATAACTGATTTGGCAGTACGGGGGAAAAACCAGATCTGTGTAGTCGCAGACAACAGTAAAAAAGAGGATATGCTCCCTCATGGACTGGATTATGACTGGGCGGATGACGGAGGGCTGCTCCGGGATGTATGTCTGATCCGGATGGAAAAGGACGATATTATGGAAATGAAAACAGGGTATGCCATTGAATCCATAAGCGGACAGACCTGCAGCGGTTATCTGGAGTTTTATATAAAAGGAACAGCGAAAGAGGCCCTGGTTCAGGTGTCGGAGTACAAAACCGGACACATAGTGCTGTCTGAAACGATCCATACAGACACGCTGGTCCGTATCCCCTTTGAGGGCCTTAAGCTATGGGCGCCGGAGCATCCCCGGCTTTATGTGGTGCAGGTGCGCACAAAACAGGATATGGCTTCTGAACGGATCGGCCTGCGCACCATAGAAGTAAAGGGAGCGGGCGTATATCTGAACGGAAAGCGAATTTTTATGAAGGGCTGTGAGTGGATGCCGGGTTCTCATCCGGATTATGGCATGGCAGAGCCCTTTGAGCACAGCAGAAAATGCCTGTCTCAGTTAAAACAGGCGGGCTGCGTATTTACCCGTTTCCACTGGCAGCAGGACAGAAAGATCCTGGACTGGTGCGATGAAAACGGACTTATGGTTCAGGAGGAGATTCCTTTCTGGGGACAGCCAAAGAAAGCCGGATCAGAGCAGCTTGCGCTGGCAAAGCAGCAGGCCGGGGAAATGGTGCATTATCACGGCAGCCATCCGTCCATTATCTGCTGGGGCGTTGGAAATGAGCTTGGGGGAGAACTTCCGGAAACCATTGCGTATGTAAAGGAGATGTACCGGTATTTTAAAGAACTGGATGGCAGCAGGCTGGTGAATTATGTTTCCAATACGGTTTCCAGAGATGCAAATGTTGATTTGGATGATGCGGCCATGTATGGCGATATTGCCATGTGGAATGAGTATCTGGGTCTCTGGCAGCCCTGTGAGGATGTAGAAGGGGTGCTCCGAAGGACGTATGAGAAGTTTGGCGGTATGCCGTCCATGGTTACGGAATTTGGATTGTGTGAGCCAGCTTTTGAAGGGGGCGATGAGAGAAGGGCGCAGATTTTAAGAGAGCGGATCCCGGTATATAAAAGCCTCGAAAAAATGGCAGGCTATGTATGGTTTTCCTTAAATGACTATCGAACTCACTATGGGGAATATGGGGAGGGGAAAATGAAGCAGCGGATCCATGGGTCGACGGATCTGTATGGAAATGAAAAGCCTTCCTATGAGGTGTTCTGTGAAATTGAGTAAAATGGCGTTGTTTTAGTCATATTTGAGTAAGTGGCGCTGTATGATCTAATGATACTTCACAAATATTTTAGAAAATATTAGCACTCAACTCTTGACAGTGCTAATAAGCAGTGGTATAACTTACATTGTGAACAAAAGAAGCAGGAAACAGCAAAAGCTGAGAGAAAATAATGAATGATCACAAGGAGGAATCCAGATATGAAGTTAGTACCATTATTTGACAAGGTCGTATTAAAGCAGTTAGTTGCAGAGGAGACTACCAAGTCCGGCATCGTTCTTCCGGGAGCAGCAAAGGAAAAGCCACAGCAGGCAGAGGTAATCGCAGTTGGACCAGGCGGCGTGGTTGACGGCAAGGAAGTGGTTATGCAGGTAAAGGCCGGCGACACTGTAATCTATTCCAAGTATTCAGGAACAGAGGTAGAGCTGGATGACGAGAAGTATGTGATCGTTAAGCAGAGCGACATTCTGGCAGTAGTAGAGTAATCATTAAAAATACGGACTTATTTATAAATTTGGAGGTTGATTGACATGGCAAAGCAGATTAAATATGGCGTAGATGCCCGCAAGGCACTGGAAGCAGGCGTAAATCAGTTAGCAGATACCGTTCGCGTAACCTTAGGCCCTAAGGGACGCAACGTAGTTCTTGACAAGTCCTTTGGCGCACCGCTGATCACAAATGACGGTGTTACTATTGCAAAGGAAATCGAGCTTGCAGATCCATTTGAGAACATGGGCGCACAGCTGATCAAGGAAGTTGCTTCCAAGACAAATGACGTAGCAGGCGACGGTACTACCACAGCAACCGTTCTGGCACAGGCTATGGTAAATGAAGGCATGAAGAACCTGGCAGCAGGCGCTAACCCGATCATCTTAAGAAAGGGTATGAAGAAGGCCACAGACGCAGCTGTTGAGGCGATCAAGGCTATGAGCAAGCCTGTAGGCGGCAAGGCTCAGATCGCAAGAGTAGCAGCTATCTCTGCATCGGATGATGAGGTAGGTACAATGGTAGCTGACGCCATGGAGAAGGTTTCCAAGGACGGCGTTATCACCATCGAGGAATCCAAGACCATGAAGACAGAGCTGGATCTGGTAGAAGGTATGCAGTTTGACAGAGGCTACCTGTCCGCATATATGTGCACCGATATGGATAAGATGGAAGCAAATCTGGATGATCCATACGTTCTGATCACTGATAAGAAGATTTCCAATATCCAGGATCTGCTGCCTCTGTTAGAGCAGATCGTAAAGATGGGCGCAAGACTGCTGATCATCGCTGAGGATGTTGAGGGAGAGGCATTAACAACTCTGATCGTAAATAAGTTAAGAGGTACCTTCAATGTAGTTGCTGTCAAGGCTCCGGGCTACGGCGACAGAAGAAAAGAGATGCTTCAGGATATCGCAATCCTGACCGGCGGTACCGTTATTTCCGAAGAGGTTGGTCTGGATCTGAAGGATGCTACCTTAGATCAGTTAGGCCGTGCAAAATCTGTTAAGGTACAGAAGGAAAACACCATCATCGTTGATGGTGAGGGCGATAAGGAAGCGATTGCAGCAAGAGTGGCTCAGATCCGCAAGCAGATCGGTGAGACTACCTCTGAGTTCGATAAGGAGAAGCTGCAGGAGCGTCTGGCTAAGCTGGCAGGCGGCGTAGCTGTTATCCGTGTAGGCGCTGCTACCGAAACAGAGATGAAGGAAGCCAAGCTGCGTATGGAGGATGCATTAAATGCAACCCGTGCGGCAGTTGAGGAAGGCATCATCGCAGGCGGCGGTTCTGCATACGCACATGCTACCGTAGATGTTCAGAAGGTAGTAGACGGTCTGGAAGGTGATGAGAAGACAGGCGCTAAGATCATCTTAAAGGCTCTGGAGGCTCCTCTGTTCCACATCGTTTCCAACGCAGGTCTGGAAGGCGCTGTTGTTGTAAATAAGGTAAAAGAGTCTGAGGTTGGATGCGGTTTTGACGCATACAATGAGAAATTTGTAGATATGATCGAGGCTGGTATCCTGGATCCTGTAAAGGTTACAAGAAGCGCTCTGCAGAACGCTACCAGCGTTGCATCTACTCTGCTTACAACAGAGTCTGTTGTAGCAGCGATCAAGGAGCCGGCTCCCGCAGCTCCTGCAGCACCTGACATGGGCGGAATGTACTAATTTCCCTGTCAAAACTGGTAAAATATAAAACTACGGATTCCCTCTGGATCTGGGATTTATTCTCAGAACCAGGGGGGATTTTTGCGTAAATGAGGGTTTTTGAGAAAAGAAACGGGTACAGCCTTAATGAAAATGTAATACTTCTGTGCTTTTTTGTAAAAGAAAACTGTGATATACTGGAAAAATACATTGGATAGAAAACGAGGTACTTGATATATGAAACCATACAGATGGAAGCGGGTTCTTGGTATATGTACAGCTGCGGTCTTGGGGCTGTCTTTTCCGGCTTATGCGGTAACGATTACGCCTTTAAATCCGGGAACAGGACAAAGCTCTTCCTCAGAGCCTTCTGGAACGGGAGCACCTGCATCACAGGAAAATACAGAACGTTTAAATATTGCCCAGCCGGTTGTGTCCTCTGAGGGGGCGGTGCTCATGGACGGGGCTTCGGGAAAGGTGCTGTTTTCCAAAAATGGAGACACCCGCTATTATCCGGCCAGTATTACAAAGCTGATGACGGCTCTCTTAGTGGCAGAAAACTGTAGCCTGGATGATACGGTGACATTTTCAGCATCAGCTACTACAAATCTGGAATCAGGAGCTGTTTCCATCGGTATGGTGGAGGGCGATACCATGACGGTTCGCCAGTGTCTGTATGCCCTGCTTTTAAAGTCTGCTAACGAAGTAGGAAATGCGCTGGCAGAACACGTTTCAGGCAGTGTCCAGGCATTTGCAGACAGGATGAACGAGAAGGCGGTTAAACTTGGCTGTACCAACACCCATTTTACAAATCCCCATGGATTAAATGATCCGGAGCATTATACCACGCCAAAGGACATGGCGCTGATCGCCAGAGCTGCTTTTCAGAATGAGGTGGTAAGGACAGTAGCGTCCACCAGGACATACAGTCTTCCGGCTACGAAAAAGAATCCTTCCGGGCTTACGGTCACAATGGGACATAAGATGTTAAATCCCAATGATTCCCGTTATTATGAGGGGATAATCGGGGGGAAGACGGGTTATACCTCCAAGGCAGGAAATACACTGGTAACGGCGGCAGAACGGAATGGAGTCCGCATGATCGCGGTAGTGATGAAGAGCCGTTCCACCCACTATGTGGATACAAAGGCCATGCTGGACTATGGATTTGAGCTGGCAAAGGCAGGAGCGCTTGAAACAAACCAGACTGGGGGACAGAATGCAGGTTCTTCCCAGACAGGAGCGGGAAGCGGCGGTCCCGGAGCTGGTGCCGGCCCATCGGGAGCAGCCGGTGCTCCCGAAAGTACAGGAGCATCAGGAGTAACGGTTGTACCGGGAAATACGGGTGCTCCCCAGAACCCGGGAAACACGGGTGTTCCGGTCACAGGTACAGAGGGCGGACCTGGTGTTTCTTCTCAGCACGGCTGGGCAAAGACGGAAAAAGGCTGGAATTTTGTCAAGGATAACGGAGCAAAAGCCAGTGGGGAATGGGTTTCTGATGCAGAAGGAACCTATTGGATCGATGAAGATACATTTATGGCAAAAGGCTGGCGCCAGATTGATGGAAAGTGGTACTATCTGCGTTCCAACGGTGCTATGGCAAAAAACTACTGGGAAGAAAGCCAGGATGGAGTTTGGTACTATCTGGGAGCAGACGGTGTGATGATGACAAATGCCACAACCCCGGACGGATACCGGGTAGGAGCGGACGGAGCCTGGATCCGGTAGGGGATATTTCCGTATACAGGATGATCAACTGGCAATCGATTATAAAAATGCGGCAGACTGTTTGTGTGGGTCTGCCGCATTCTTCATGCAGTGTGCCTGATGGCATGCTGTTTTATTATTTTACGATAACTGCCTGATCAGTTACTTCTACGGTCTTTCCATCCGCCAGTCCAACGGTCTTTACAGAAGCAAAGCTGCCATTGATCTGATCGGCAGTCAGAACGGTCATGCCGGAAGCTGGCTGGGAATAATTGGTGAAATCAAGGATCAGGTCGCCGCCTGCATTTACAATTCCGCCTACTGCGAGCATATCTTCAGGACCGCTGATCTTTAAGGTTAAATCACCCTCAGCGCCCTGTGTAAAGTCGCCGGAGATATTAAGCGCGCCGTTTACATTTTCTGTAATGGCTGCATGATTGTCTACAGAGCTGTATCCGAAGGCGTAAGGAGAGGCTGCGGTGAGCGTTCCTCCGTTTACATGGACGCCGCCGGTATAGCTGTTATTTCCCCACAGTTCCAGAGTGCCGGAGCCGTTTTTCGTAAGGCTTCCTTCTCCGTCGATGTCATTTTTCCACTGGTCAAAGGCATCAAAGCCGCCCTTGGAACTGTCCATGGTTACGGTTACGTCTGTATCAAAGGAGCCGTAGCCGTCGCCTGCTTCATAGAGGTTTAAGCGTCCCCAGCCCTCGGCGTCATCCAGAAATACATAGCCGGATGGGAGACCTGTGGAATACAGAACCCATCTGCGCTGGTCTGCATTCAGATAAGGGAATCTTGTTTCCAGAAGAACTTCTGCTCCCTTTGGAACACGCATAGGCTGTGTGGGATCACCGGTCTGAGGCATATTGTAGGTCATGCGTTCATTGTATCGGATGGCGTTTAATTCATCATCATCATAGTAGGTTACTTCCTTGGCAGAAGGATTCTTAAGAAGGATTTCTTCTGCTTCTTTGCGGGCGTCTGCCTTTAACTGGGCATTGTCCGGATCATTTAAGGCTGCGGCAGCCAGGGCCATTGCCATGGTGCGTCCGCCCATTACGTCCATAGGAGAGTGCATACCTGCGATGATGCGGTAATTTCCAATCTCAGATGCATTGGTAAGACATTCTTTAAACTGTTCCGGAACTGCATAGGCCAGAGAAAGGGATGCCAGATAGCCTGCGTTTGTGTGGCCGCTTGGGAAGCCGCCGTCCTCCATGGGCTTTGATGATACGCAGGGCTTTAAGGCCGGTACGATGGATACGTCGCTGCTCCAGCGGAAGGGGCGCATATACTGGAAATAAACCTTGGCAGGATTGCCGCTGGCATGAGGGCCGCGGACTGTATTTACAAGCTCTACCATGCTGCCGAGAGAGGAGGTTTCATCGGCCCAGGATCCATTTTCATTGCCCTTATCACTGTATTTTTTCGTTTCTGCATCAGCAGGGATGGCATCCGGCAGAGAGGTTTTCGCATTTGCCAGGTTTTTAAACGCGGTTTCATAGGAACCCAGTCCGTCCAGTGCGGACCAGTTCTGGTTCTGGCGGTCGGTGAGATAAGCCTGAACTTCCTGCTCCAGCGTGCGGTTCTGGGTCATGGTAATGCAGGTAAAGATATTCTGGTCCAGAAGACGCTTTCCGTCCTCGCCAAGCTTGGTTCCGTTATCCCAGCTGGATCCTGGCTCCCAGATGTTTAAGAAGGGGGAGAGAACCCCTACGACTGCATTAGACTCAGGGGACTGGTTTTCCATGGCATTTGTCTTGTAGGTATCTACAAAGTAGCCATGGGGACCCGGAACTGGTTCGATGGCAGCTGGATCAGTGGCAGCCATAACTGGTGTGGCAGTCATTGCCAGCGCTGCTCCAAGAGCACCTGCCTGCTTGATGAATTTTGAACGTTTCATAGAAAAAAAATCCTCCTCGCGAATCAATTTTAAATTCATCATAACAAAGAAAAACAGACAAAGACTACTCATATTTTGCGTGTTTTGAGAAGGGGAATATGCATTTTATGCGTTTTGGTAATGCCGGGGTAAAATTACGGTAAAATTACTGTTGTTCATCTGGGGCCGTAGGACGGTAGGAGGAGTGGTGGGAAGTCAGCTTGTAGTCCGAGGGAGACATACCGCAGAACTTTCGGAATACCCGGTTGAACTGTGAAAAACTGGAAAAACCAGTGGATTCTGCTACCTGCGTAATACGCATAGGTGAATTGAGCAGGAGATACTGGGCATTTTTAATCCGTGTCAGCTGGATGTACTGTACCACCGTGTAGCCAGTGACATTTTTAAACTGGTGGGACAGATAGTAGGGACTGATGTAAAATGTCTCTGCCAGAGCGGCCAGAGAAATATCTTCCGTGTAGTGGGTATGGATATAGTTGGTAATAGTATAAATCTTTTCTTTCACACCGTTTTCCACGTTAGGAACGTAATGGTTTAGCCCCTGCATTTCATACAGGAGAAAGAGAAATTCCGTAAATTTGGTGTGTATCAGAAGATTGCGGATATTGACATTGGGCGTATCTTTGGCAATCATTACGATTTCATTGAGCTTCTGGTATAAACGGTTCTGTTCCTCTTTGTGAAAACGAAAAATGGGTACAGAGCTGTTAAAAACGGAAAGGATTTCCTTATAGCCGGAAGCACCGTAATTCATCTGTTTTGGCAGCATAAATCCAATGATGATACGATCGCTGGGCGGGCCGGGCAGATATTCGGACTGATGGAGCACCGATGGAGGGAGCAGCACCAGATCATTGGCAATGATATCATAGCGTTTTCCCTCTACGAAATGGTATGCCTTTGGGCTTAAGAGGATCATCAGTTCATAAAAGCTGTGAAAATGTGGAAAATCCATGTTGATAGCGTGACTTCGTTTATCGTAGTCAAAGTAATAAAAGGTAGAGTTTTCAATGGGTGTGGCTACCTCATTGATAATAATGGAAAAGCCTTCTTCGTAGAGAAGCGGAGAGTTGTGGTAGGTTTTCATAAGTGTGTTCCCCCTGAACATAGTAAACAGTTATATTTCATTCAGTAAAACACAGAAAAACAAAAAATGCAATACCCAAATATCATAAAGACAAAATTGAAATAGTTATTGCTTTAAAAAGCAGGTATACTGTAGTATAATGTTAAAAAATAATAATCATAGGAGACACCATAATGCAGATACCAGGCTATTTTGAGGATATGAATTATTTACATGTAAATACAGAGCCGGATCGGGCGTATTATATTCCAGCTTCTGGCAAAGGCT